GATTCAAGATGGGTAAACCACCCTCGAGAATACTTCGGAAGATTAAACTAGATGAACTTACCGCAGCATCATGGACCTTCCCTACCTTCCTTGACACCTCTATCTGATTAACATACAGAGGAGGAAGCATGTATCGTAAGCATGCTGACATAAAATTATTGGAGTCTAAAGATATCCAGCCTCGGGCAACTGCCTGAGTAACTAAACTAAGACGACCGAAGCCATCATTAGCTGCCATCTCCTGTTTAAAGGAGATCGGCGATATATTTAAATGTCCTAAGTAGGACTGTCCAGCAAAATTGATAAAGCCTTTTTCCGAAGAAAACGACTTGGCCAATCCCACCTTAATTCCTAAGAAGGAGCATGTCTCCAAATAAGATTTGGCAACATCCTTTCCAGCGATAACAATGTCATCACCAAGAACCCGATAATCATAATACGGATACTTACCGACTAAGAATGCACTGTACTGAACTACAAAATGATGTAGCAAGGCCAATGCACCCCAAGAAGATAAGACACCCATAGGCTGACCACGAGCGTACCTCACCGATGTAAAACGATTTCCGTTTTCATCCGTGAAGCTCAGTGGGAACACCGTCTCCTTACCTTTAACAGTTTTCTGCCAAAAGGGTAAGGACCATGTTCGATCACGAAGTAGGGATGTCCATGCTTCGGAGATCTCAGTCCCGAATAACGAAGACAACATAGAAGTGTACAATACCAAAGGTATTGTATCCGTAGCAGCCTTTAAGTCATAAGAATAAACATCCTTATGACCAAACTCAGCAAAGGATCGAAGTGATCCTTGCTGGTCAAAGGTTGCATCGGACGGCAACATACGTAGTATGTCGAATAGCACTTTGTGCATCGGTTTCAGGACACTCTGCGTTAACGCATCCGGAATGGCAATCACACGTACTTTCCCCGCAGCCTCCTTAATTAGGGAGAGCTTCCCGCCTGACGGGCGGACCACTTTATTCTGATGGCCTTTAGGGCCTTCAAGCTTAGAGTGGGAAGGGAAGTAATGTGCGAGAACCTTCGGGTCTAAGTTAACCGAGTCTCCAAAGTCTGACGATAATTTCCAGGCTTCCTTCCATTCGTCATCCAAGACGAACTTCAGCATCTCAACAGCATAGGACTCTATACGAGCTCTAAAACTTGTTGCTCCAACAGCATCCATATAACTCACTAATGGTGAGAGTTTCCACCCTCTCGACACCCAATAAAGGGTATCAATAGGATAGGAAGCAATGGACGTTGAGTGGTTAGGACCCGCTGTTGTAGCTAGGAAAGGCTCAACAGGGGCCAGATCTGAATCTAGAAGTTCAGAAGCTCCTAAGTCAGATAACCAAGACTTGGCCTCCGTCTGGAGGAAGAGCTCAAATCTCGTTTTAACGAAAGTGAAATTATAATCTGTTCGGAAAATAGATCCGATGGCACTGAAAGTCGGAATCTTATGATTCGACTCAAGTGACTTATAGATATACAGAAGAGAACTCCACAACCGTATTACTGACATATTGTTGGAACGTATCGCCATGCGAACGCTCAAAGGAAAAGAGGAGGGAAGCCCAGAGCTTAGGCGTATGCGCAAGCCAACGGCCTGCGATGATGTAAGTTTTGTTCCACTAACAAACGTCTGTAGAACAAAATACATCACCTTTAGTCTCACGACTAAGGCACCTACACCCTGAGTTTCGAGAATCCCAATCAAATATTTGATAAAAGAACTCATCTCACTCCTGAACCTTGAAGTTGAACCAAGTCCCACGACTTTCACGTAGAGGTGTAAACCCCACAACATGAAAAGTGGCCTAAGGTTTCCCTTAGTCACAACGGCCAGGTTTT